ATGTTACAAGCATTAATCGGCCCGGTTACCGGTCTTCTTGATAAGTTTATAGAAGATAAAGACCAAAAAGCTGCCTTGGCGCACGAGATTGCGACAATGGCAGAGAAACATGCCCATGAAGCCAACATGGGTCAGTTAGAAATCAATAAAATGGAAGCCCAGCACCGATCTATTTTTGTGGCGGGCTGGCGACCCTTTTTGGGGTGGGGGCTTTCGTTTGCCATGATCTGGCACTTTGTTTTAGTTCCTATGATTACCTTTGGGTTTGCTTATGCCGGGATGGCAGCACCTGAGCTACCAGCGTTTGATATGGACAGCTTGATGACTGTCTTGCTAGGTATGCTGGGGTTAGGTGGCTTGCGCACCTTTGAAAAATCGAAAGGACTTACCAAATGACGTTTAAGTTGTCGCAACGTAGCCGAGACAAGCTGGAAGGCGTAGATGCCGGGCTTATCGCGGTCGTTGATTACGCCATTGCGGTTACCAAGATTGATTTTGGAGTCATTTGTGGTCTGCGTAGTATCGAGGAACAGCGTGAGCTTGTTGCAAAAGGCGCAAGCAAGACGTTGAAATCTAAACACATTGACGGGTATGCCGTAGACCTTATGGCCTACATTGGCTCTCGTGGATCGTGGGAACTCAACATTTACGACGAGATTGCTGACGCTATGAAAGAAGGGGCGCAAGCCGCGGGCGTTGGTGTACGTTGGGGTGCTGCTTGGCACATTCCGGACATCCGGGATTGGGACGGCACCATGGAAGAAGCTATGAATGCTTACGTCGATTTGCGGCGTTCGCAGGGTCGTCGTCCGTTCATTGACGCCCCGCATTTTGAATTGTCTTAGCGGTATAAGACGTGCTAAGATAATATCGGACATTGTTCGATAATATGCGAGGGTTGAATGGATGAAATAGCAATAGCCGAAGCGGTATTCCGGATTATCCGAGACCGTCGCCAAGGCTGTCAGGACTTCATGATTAACGGAAACGTGAAGTCAATGGAGCATTATCGTGAGCTTATGGGCAATCTCGAATGCCTAAATCACGTGGAACAGGAACTCAAGGGCCTGCTAGATAAACAGGAGCGATCAGATGACTGAATCAGCAAAAATTGATTTGGCTGCCGCCGTAGAAGGCGTAGCCGCATTAGCACAAACTAACGAGGAAAAAAGCGACAAGCCTAACCTCGCCGACGCATACGTCGAAAAGCCAAGGCTCAATCCTGAAGCTATTGGTGCAAGTCTTCTCGAAAGAATGCCGGACCCTACGGGCTGGCGTATTCTTATCCTACCCTACCAAGGTAAAGCTAAGACTGCTGGCGGTATTTTTATCCCCAGCGAAGTCCAAGAAAAAAGCAATATCTCTACGCAGGTAGGTTATGTCCTTAAAGTCGGTCCTTTGGCATACAAAGACACCGAAAAGTTTCCGTCTGGCCCGTGGTGCGAAGAAAAGCAATGGGTCATGTTTGCGCGTTACGCAGGTTCGCGCTTTCAGATTGACGGCGGCGAGGTTCGCATTCTCAACGACGATGAGATTTTAGCGACCATTTTGGACCCAGAAGACATTCACCATTTGTAAGGAGACAGTAGTATGGCTGAAAAAGACCTAGATCAAGTCGAACTCGACTTTGACGATACCGAGGAAACTGAAGTAGAAGTTGCCGATGTTAGCAACGATTCTGATGATTCCGACGAGAATTTTAAAAAGGCGGAAACCGCTACGCAAAAGCGTATCGACCGCCTGACCAAGAAAATGCGCGAAGCAGAGCGGCGTGAGCAAGAGGCAATCAAGTACGCTCAAGCGGTTCAAACCGAAGCCTCTACGCTTAAACAGCGTATGCAAAACTTAGATACAAATTATGTTAATGAGTACACCAATCGTGTAACTACTCAAACACAACAAGCCGAAAATGAATTAGCTCGGGCAATTGAACTTGGTGATGCCGCAGGCACTGTAGCGGCGCAGCGCAAGTTAACGGCCTTAGCTATTCAAGCTGACCGTGCCGCGCAAGCCAAAATGCAATCTGACCGTGCCCGCCAGCAGGCGGCTGCCGCGGCGCAGTATCAAGCGCAGCGTCCTATGCCTGCTCAACAGCCTAAACGCCCTGATCCAAAAGCGGAGCAATGGGCTTTACGAAATAGCTGGTTTGGCTCAGATGAGGCTATGACTTATGCAGCTTTTGGGATACATAAAAAGTTAGTCGAAGACGAAGGGTTTGACCCGCAGTCAGATGATTACTATACTGAACTAGACCGTCGTATTGCTGACAAGTTTAATACAGGCGGAAACAGCAGCAACAGACGACCCGCTCAGACGGTTGTTGGTGCTTCTAGGAACACTTCTGGGCGCAGTGGGAAAAAGGTTCGACTCACCCCGAGCCAAGTTGCGATAGCAAAGAAATTGGGTGTGCCGCTTGAAGAATATGCGAAATACGTGAAGGAGTAAGAAAGATGAGCGAATCAGAAAACCAAAACGGTGGTTCGACCGTCAATCGGACTTCTCGCGCCAACCAAACTCGGGAGAAACAGGCAATTCGTAAGCCTTGGGCTCCCCCGTCTATGTTAGATGCACCGCCTGCCCCTGACGGCTTTAAGCATCGTTGGATTCGCGCCGAAACGCGTGGATTTGATGATACTAAGAACGTCAGTGCCAAGATGCGTGAAGGTTGGGAACTGGTCCGTAAGGATGAGTATCCTGATTTTGAAGCGCCTACTGTCGAATCAGGTAAATATGAAGGTGTGTTTGGAGTGGGCGGATTGCTTCTCGCTCGGATTCCTGAAGAAACAGTTGCAGAACGAACTGCGTACTTCAATCAAAGAAGTGCAGATCAAATGCAAGCTGTCGATCAAGATATGATGAGAGAGAATGCACATTCAACGATGCGGATCAGCAATGCTGACCGTCAATCTCGTGTAACCTTCGGCGGTCCCAAACGATGATGTGGACTGCCCCAATAGGAGAGAACTAAAATGGCAAACTCAAATACTGCCTATGGTCTCCGTCCTATCGGGCTTGTTGGTAGCGGTGCTAACTCTACTGGTGTAACTCAGTACGAGATCGCTTCTAACAACACCAACGCTATTTACCAATACTCCATCTGCGTTCCGACTGCGGCTGGTGTTATTGACCAAGCGGGTGCTACTGATGGTGGTACTACGCAAGCACTTGGTGTACTGATGGGTGTGGAGTACGTGGACTCGGTTTCTAAGAAGCCGGTCTGGATTAACTACTGGCCCGGTTCGGGCTCTGTCAGCGTTGACACTAACCATCCGGTTAAGGCTTTCGTTGCAGACAACCCTGACCAACTATTCAAAGTGGCCTCTGACGCGTCTTTGACTGACCGCGCTACTGCTCTTGCAACTGTGTTTGCAAACGCATCGCTCGGCACGTCTGCACGTACCGGTTCTACCGATACTGGCTCGTCAAACTCTGCTTTGAGTGTATCGTCTGTCGCTACGACGGCTACTCTGCCGCTTCGTATCGTAGGCATCATGGATGACGCAGCTAACAGCGACTTCACTGCCGCTGGTATTCCGCTGATCGTTCGTCTGAACGCACACTTTAACGCTGGAACCCGCCGGTTTGATTCTCAAACCACTGCGGACTCCACCGGCATTTAAGGAGGGCTAATCAATGGCTATTTCTCGCGCACAATTAGCGAAAGAGCTAGAACCCGGCCTTAATGCCTTGTTCGGGCTCGAATACAACCGTTACGAGAATGAGCATTCGGAAATCTTCGAGGAAGAGTCTTCGGACCGTGCCTTTGAAGAGGAAGTGATGCTCGGTGGGTTTTCCACGGCACCTGTTAAGAGTGAAGGCGGAGCTATCACTTTTGACGATGCGCAGGAAACTTACACTGCTCGTTACACTCATGAAACCATTGCGCTTGCTTTCTCTATTACTGAGGAGGCAATTGAAGACAATCTCTATGACCGTCTGGCATCGCGCTACACCAAGGCTCTGGCCCGTTCTATGGCCCAGACCAAGCAGATCAAAGCTGCTGCTATCCTGAACAACGCGT